TTACATATTGGCAAGTTCCAGGGCAATGTCTTCACCAGGATGGGTGTAGATGTCGGCGGGAATTTTTATAGTGCTATGTCCCAACAGGTCTGATATTGATTTTAAATCCGCCCCATTGGCGTGGAGCAGTGTGGCTCTTGTATGCCTAAACCCTCTTAGTGAGACATAGCGCATATTGTATTTTTTCAGGAGCCGCCTATTTTCTCGTGTGAACCAATCTGGGTGTAGATTGTGGTTAAAATCATCTCCGGCAATATACTCGCCTATTTTATCAACGCCGAATTGTAGAATGCGCTTAGAACGCTCTGAAATTGCTTGCGCATAAAAATGAGTGGCAAAAGAGGGTAAGACTACCTGGCGCTCTTTGTGGCTCTTTGTATCCTTGTAGATGACTTCATTGTCACTTGTGGTTATTGTATCTTTCACCAGAACCTTTACATATTTAATACCAGGGTTTTTAGGGTCCTTGATAAAGCTAACAGAGTCAGCTTTTATACTGATAGCCTCCCCACGTCTCATGCCACCTAACAAAGTATTAATGATTGCAATCTTAAAAGAGAGACTGACTTCTTCGTCTTTTTCAAGGTGGCTTAGGTATTGCGTGACTTCTTCTTTCGTTAATGTGTTAGGAACTTCTGATTTTGTTCTGCCAGGATGGTCAGCAAGATTAACAACATTTTTAATTAGCACATCTATTTTACATAAGTATTTAAAAAAAGCATTTAGGTAATGGTAGTGTTTTACAACAGTGTTATTGCTCAAAGTTTCAAGCTTGTAATCACAATACTCTTCTATGTCAATGACCGTTAACTTTGTCACATCCCTATTCTGACCAAAATAACCAAGGACATGGGTGGTTAAAATGCGCTTTTTCTCATTGTAGGTGGGTAAGGTTAGAGTATTTTTATACACTCGATCCATTTCTCTGTCCAGGTATTTATAGAGTAATGGCGCAATAGAATTGGGCGTAAGTTCGTCTGGATTGATGGTATTGCTATAAATATCGTTGGCTTTTTTGATGGCTTTTCTGAATTCGGTTTCTTTCAAAGCAACGTCTAAATAACGTATGCCATCTTTTTGATAGGTGTAGTAATAATATTTACCTTTTTTTCTAATACTGCCTGCAATGGGTTTTTGCATAAAAAATAACCTCCTTAGTTGTATGCTAAGTAGGCTATATGGTATACTATCTTTATCCATGGGACAGTATGGCATATAGCCTATTGTTCTTGATTTCCCCTTACTGTATTGGCGTACAGTAAGGGGATTTTTTATTTATTTTTTAATAGTTTTTTTACCTCTTTGTCAAAGTCAGAATTAATTTTTTGTGTTTTATTAAATATTTCGTACTCTTTACCAGCTTTTTCTTGTGCAGTTTTCATTCTTATTTGTCCGTGACCTTTTAGGATATCGTATTCCCTAAAAGAAAGAAAATTATCGATACTTTTTGCAAATTCTTCCATGGTAAAAGTGTTTCGACGCTCAATAAGGTCTTCAACATAATCAAAGTAACTGCTTACATTTCGCTCTAGTTGTTTTATTTCTTTCTCAGATAAGTAGTTTTTTGCGATATATGTATCTGATTTCAGTATTCTACCATCTGGTGCATTTTTCCATGTATTAAGCCCCATGTTATCCAAATTACTATCTGCTTTTTCATAAATAATTTCTGCAGCTGTTTTACCAGTAATAGCATAATGGAATTTATTTTGTACTGTTGCATAAAATTGCTTGGTAATAGTACTATCTTTATCATAGTCACTACTAACCTCAGCAAAGATATCTGTTATTTTTTGCCATATTCTACGTTCACTGGCTCTAATTGAGCGAACACGCTCCAAGAGTTCTTGGAAGTAATCTTGACCAAAAGGCTTACCATTTTTTAGCATATCATCATTTAAGACAAAGCCTTTGATGATAAATTCCCTAAGTGTTTGTGTTGCCCAAATTCTAAAGCGTGTTGCTTTTACAGAATTGACACGATAACCAATGGCTATGATGGCGTCCAGGTTGTAGAAATCAACAAGTCTTTTCACACCTCGGTCACCTTCTTTTTGAACTATTTCCATTTTGGAAATAGTTGTTTCTTTTATCAGTTCGCCTTCATCAAAAATATTTTTTAGGTGTTTTGAGATTGCCGGAATATTCACGTCAAATAATTCCGCCATTGTTTTTTGTGTCATCCAGAATGTTTCTTTAAAAAAGAGGACATCAACAGTAACTTTTGTATTATCTAATTCATATAAAATAATTTGTTTTTCATCTGGGTTCAAAAAATAACCTCCTTAATATTTTATCTGTTTCTCCATTGTTGATAATTTCATTTAGATGTTCTTCAATATACTCCCAATTCACTTTCTTTCCCCCCATTCGCACATGGATTCGCACATTTATTACAGTTTTCTCTGTAGTAACACGACCTTTCTGATGTTTCTGTTCCTCTCTTACTGTATTGGCGTACAGTAAGGGGATTTTTTTATTTTGCAGTTATTTCCATTTTGGAAATAACTGTTTTTATTTTTATTAATAAACTCTTGTATATTTTTCTCCTTTTTCATCAGAGTATTCTTTATTTTTTGCACCATCTTCTCTAGAACAAATTTTCGTAACATTTAATATATTATCTGTTTTTAATGTGAAAAAATCTTTTGTTGTGAAATCCTGAGGGCTAGGAGGATCTATAACGTAGTCCTCCTGATATTCATGTTTATATTTTTCTAGATCTATTTCTGGGCATATCTCTATCATTTTATCTAAAATAGCTTTGTCGCCTCGTAGGATACTCACACCATTTTTATCTAAATAAATATACCCTGTTGTTTTTTGATTAGCGTAATCAATTTTTAATCCTCTTCCAGCTCGTTCAGCAATAAAGGCAGTGTAATCACTGGTAGTATCAAATTGATATTTTTTAATAATTAAAAACTTATCACCAAACTCCTGAATAAAAATACTTTGTCGGACAGAAGATGTGTTGGATCGATAAGACAGTGTGGAATAAGCACCGACATATTTATCTGTAGAAAATTCAGGGATTTTACTATCAATGTACGCTGTTTGTGTAGCTTGCTCCCAATTGACTTGACTGCCAAGGGCTTCACTTACATATCTAAGTGGTACCATAGTATGCCCTTTTACGATATAGGGTTTTTTTATCTCAACTTTTTTACCATCTTTAGTGGCTGTTACAACATTGGTATTTTTATCCCAAGAGACTTGAGCGCCTAATTTTTCAAAAATTGAACGCATTGGAACATAAGTGGTATTGTTTTTAAGGAAAGCATTTTGGTTGGACACTAATAAGCTATCTTTTACAATAACATCCACTTCATTAGAAGCAAAAACAGCACTGCATGAAAATAATAGACAACTTGATAGTATAAGGGCAGTTATTTTTTTGGTTTTCATGTTTAACACTCCTGTTTATTTTAAAAACTTTCATTTTGTTTATATATTATTTTTTAGTTTTAGGCTTTCACGATATTGCTGGGCATCTGGTATCTTAATAAATTCAATGGCTTTATCATAATTTTCACGAACTACCCTTTCGATGTCTTCTATCTTAGTATGAAAAAATTCTCTTCTAGCGTTTATCATATTCAACTTATTTTTTTCAAAGGCATGATGAAGTGCATTTTCTAGTTTAGGGGCATCATCAGAGAAAATGATAGCATGTACATCAAAATTAAAAGGCACAGAAGCATCACCTAATTCTCTAACCCTATCCATGGGATCAAGTCTTCTGGTCATTCCGATTTTATAAACATCTTCACCAAAACTCCCTATATTAGAAATTATATACACATATCCAGCCCGCTTATTAGCTTCTCTATAGTCTATATCCTCAATGCCTTTTTTTATTTCATTTAATTGGTCAACTAATTCATTGTATTTAGATACTAAAATTGGATTATCTGGGTCTTTTTCGAGCTTTTTATTTAATGCTGTGATAGCGTTTTCATAGTGAGTTTTCTCTTTACCAAGTCTTTTTCTCGCTTCTTCAATTTCTTGTTGTAATTTAGCTTCTTCTCTTAAGCGTTCACGTTCTTCTTTTTGTCGTTCTTTTTCTTCTTGTTTTTTTATGCTGTATTCATAAGAAAGGTTTAATTCTTCAAGTTTGCTTTTTAAGTATACAGGTGTAATCGCTATAGAAAGACGGGAGTTTAATTTATTTAGTGATTCGTAGGATTTTGCAATTTTATTTCTAATAGTTTCAATGTTATTAAATTTAACTTTATCAATAAGAATGTCCGCCTCATTATTAAATGAACGTAAAATTTGCTTGACATTGTCCTTGATCATTGCTCTCCCTTGTTTTAAATTCCCATCAAGTGTAAAGTGTGTTGGATAAGTTACTGCTTCATCATCTTTTATTAGCTTTTTTTGCATATTTCTGATGATTACTAACCTATCCTTATACATTTCTGAGTTGGCAAAATTGTATATTGGGGCATATAATCCAAAATCGGCAAAAAACAAATCATCATTTAAAGATGCTGTTTCGATCTTCTTTCTTTCTATATCTGTTTTTAATTCATCTAATGTAATAGTGTTTGTTGTAATTTCATCTTTTAAGTGCTGCAGTTGCTCATTATAGTACGATATGTCGTTTTTAAGATTATGAATAATTTCTTCTAATTCTTTTTTTGTATTCAAATCGTTACTAGCATATTTTTTATACTCTTCTAATTCTGATTGCAAAGCTAGGTAGGGTTTTTTGTACTTATCTCCAAATAGGGAAAAATTTATAACTTTTTTATCTTTTTCCTTTGCTTTCTTTCGAAGATGTTGTGGAATCTTTTCATATGACATGATGACGGATTCTCCTTTTCAACAATATAAAAGCCTAATAATATGATGTGCCACTTTTATTTCATGAACTCTTTTAAAGGAACATAGCCGACTACTTTTCCTACAATATAAAATTCTACATTTTCATCTAAGGTTATTGAAATATCATTATAATCTTCATTTAAGGATACTAAGTATATATCATTATTATCTTTGTAGTATTTTTTTAGATAACCTTTCCCATTGTAAACAATAACACCAATATCACCATCATAAAGAGTATTTTGTTTTTTTACATAAATCATATCGCCATTTTGATACTTAGGAAGCATACTATTACCATCGACAGAAAAAGCATAGTTTGCATTTGTAAATGGTGATCCTATCTGTTGATATTCTTCTTCAACTGGGAAGAAACCAAGACCAGCAGAAACCTTGTCAATATATAGGACTTTTGCTGATTGGTATTTAAAATTTAAATATTCTTGGAAGCTTGTAATACGATTTCCGTCATCATCATAAATAGCATTATCTTGTTCCTGAATACGCTTATATTCTATATCTAATAAGTTTTCTATTATTAGTTTAATACCGTTGTCCTCTAAGGCACGGTATTTTTTTATGAGTATTTTTTCTTTTTGTGTGAATACTTCATTCTTCTCTAATTCATTCATTTCATCTTGAAAAAGATAATTAGCATCACACTTTAGGGCTTTGAAAAGAGAATACAATATGTCTGCTTTTGGTGAACTTATTTCATTTTCATAGTTACTAATAGCAGCTTTTGTTATACCTAATTCCTTAGCTAAGGCATTTTGACTTAGATTTAATTCTTCTCTTCGTTCTTTTAATCTACTAGCAAAGCTCATAGAAAAACCTCCTTCCTCTTAAATTAAGGATATATCAATATTCTTAACACGTCAAGAAAAAAGGTCAATAAAACTTGTACATAAATATTGACAGTAAAAGATTAATATACTATAATCAAAAATGTAAAAGTTTCTTGTACAAAGGAAGGGGGTGAGAGTATGTCAATCAAAAAGAATAATAGTCCAGTTGCTGAAAATATTAAAAATTATATTAAAAATAATGGGTTAAAGCAGTCTTTTGTTGCTCAAGAAGCAGGACTTAAAAAGCAAGAATTTAACGATATGCTTAATGGAAGAAAAATTATCATGGTTAATGTAATTCCCGCTATAGCTGTAGCTTTAAAGACAGATCCTAATACGCTTCTAGGATTTTCTAGCATGAAGGAGGAAACAAAATGAAATTTACACCATACGGAGGCATAACAGAAGAACAATACAACAGAGCCCTAGAGCTCGCCAGCGAACTGAGTTATGGGCAATGGAGGAGTATCGTTGCGGATATTAATCGCCTATATGAAATCAAGACCCCCAAGATTAAACTTGAGAGCCTTGAAGAGGAAAGAAAAAAGTCACAATTTTATCCTTATAGGGAAAGCGAAAAGAAAGAGGAAACAAAAAAAGTGGATTTAGAAAAAATAGGAAAAGAGCTTGGAAATGAACTTATTCAGATGATTGATTCTGAATAAAGACATTATGAAGTGCATGATATAAGGTGGCATTATTTATTTTAGCAAATGTGATGAAAAGTTTTGCCGTTGCTTTTTCAATATCTCCATTAGCATCTGAAATAATTTGTGTGATGGAATTTTGGACATCATTACCTAAAACATCAATAACACCTTTTTTATATGCATCTTCAACAAGTAGTTTAAGTTTTTCTTCCGTCATGATTATCACCCCCTTTCTAAGGGGAGTATAGCACAATCAGAGTTGAGAAAAATCAAGAAAAGTTGAGAAAAGAGGTGAGAGAGATGAAGCACTACATTAAGCCACCATACATTGATATTAAGTGGCAAGATGGTGAGTTTACTGATTTTGAAAGTCAAAATGGTGTTACAGTATTTGACCTCATGTATATTGCAAAAAATCGCCTACACGAGCTAGGTGTAGACGATAAAAAGATTTTAGAAGCAATAGATACCGCAAAAGATTTGTTGCTCCTAAAACGTTTGTAGTCAGTGGTTATTTCCAAAATGGAAACAACCACATAAAAAGAGGAGGTGAGAGATGGTGAAACACTATATTACGAAATATGTAGAAGATGGTGAGCGATATGCAGAGGCATGGATTCAGATAAATTTCCTCGGCAAAGTTTTTTGCTTTTGGCGTAGGCGGATAAAAATTTAGGGCACCACAATAGCAGTGCCCTAATCTCAACTATTCTTTTTTCCACTTTCTACCAGCTTCTTGTGTTGGTGGTAGGCGGTCCCCTTGGTCAATTTGTACATGTCTTGGGTTTTGTACTTTTCCACCTCGTGGACCTACCTCAACATATTTACCTGGCGGTTGATTATCTGTGCCTGGTTTTATTAAGTCGCTCATAGCTAACACCTCCTTTCTAGGAGAGTGTAGCACAAAATAGAAGAGGAGGTGAGGGGGTGAAAGGGAAAATTTATCAGGCGATACTGATGATGAGTGGGTCGGCGTTGGTGCTGGCGGTTGTGGTGTTGCTTATAAAACTAATGCGATGATGGAAAGAATGATAGCAATAACAGAAAGGGTAGTAGGAAGCCAAAAATGGAAATCGTAGTATTTACGCTTATTTAAGATGAACATGCCTTTGTTGGTGAGATTGTAATAGTATTTATATTTTTCTGCATCAGGGTCGTCAATATTGCTAGGTATTAGGTTTTCAATTAGCCCTGCGTATTCGAGATTATTGACATCAAAAAAGGTTTCGTGTTCTAAGCTTATGCTTTCCCATTGCCCATTATTTAATGGGGCATCAGGAACAAGTTTCCTTAACTTTTTTAGGATACGTCTTTGATTTCTGGATAGCTCATCGTAAGTAAGAATATCTACCGGTTTGTGCATTTTAAACACCAACTTTCTATAAGATTAAATTAATAATATCACAAGAAAGAAAGGACAGACATATGAATGAATTAATTAGTAAAGATAGCTTTACAAGTTTGGAATTGGTAGAGCTTATTAATCAATTTAGAGCCCAAGAGGGCAGTAAGAGTAATTTATTACACAAGACTTTTTTAGATGTCATTAGGGATGAATTTGCCGAAGAAATCAACGAGCAGAAAATTCTGCCCGTTAAATATCTAGATAAAAAAGGCGAAGAACGCCCAATGTTCATTCTAGATTTAAAGCAATCTAGGCAGGTGCTTGTGCGAGAGAGTAGACAGGTCAGAAAGGCTGTTATTGCCTATATTGACGAGCTGGAAAGACAACTAAGCCTACATGCACCTAAAACCCTAAAAGAGGCTTTAATTCTAGCTTTGGAACAGCAAGAGAGGTTGGAGGCTCTGGCGTTGGAAAACAAAGTCCAATCACAGCAAATCGCAGAGTTGGCACCCAAGGCAACCTACTATGATTTAGTACTTCAATGCAACAGCCTACTATCTGTCACAGAGATAGCCAAGGATTATGGCATGAGTGCGACTAAATTTAATAAGGTGCTAAAGGAATTGGGTGTGCAATACAAGCAAAGTGGCGTGTGGTTCTTGTATGCAAAATATCAAGATAAGGGTTACACAAGCACCAAAACGCAAAACTACAATAGACCAGACGGTTCTCAAGGTTCCAAGGTGCATACGTACTGGACGCAAAAAGGAAGATTGTTTTTGTATGACTTACTGAAAAAAGCCGACATCATGCCCATGGTTGAAAAGGAAGTCGTGGCTTAAAGGAGGTGATAAACAATGACGCTGTTAGACAATGTGAATAAATTCTGTACAGAACAGAAGATGACGCTCAGTGAATTGGAAGAGGCTTGCTCCTTTGATAAAGGCACATTGATGAAATGGGACAAGAAATCGCCATCGCTTTCAAGCGCTAACAAGGTTGCGATGTTTTTCGGATTGACAATAGATGAGCTAGTGAGAGGGAAGCGAGGAAAGAAACGCATCAATCCTATCCCTCTAAAAGAAAGACTAGCTGTATCAGTTGAAGAGGCTAGTTTTTTGCTCTCGACAACAAGACCTAATATAGACCGCTTAATCAAAGCTGGTGAGCTGTCAACTTATCGCATCAACGGCAGTCAAAAAATACCAGTTAGTCTGCTGAATGATTATCAAAATAAATGTATGGAAAGAGGAATGTAAGATGGAAAATTACAAAGACATGAAAAAAAGGAAGAAAAAAAGCTTTATGGCGTTGTATGGCTTTATTTTAGGCGTAAGCTTCTCGTTTGGCTTTCAATTGCCTTTTTTGTTCTGGTATCTCTACTCATTCTATTTTTTGCAATAAAAAAGCCCTCAACGGACTGCCATCCGTCAAAGGGCAAAGATAAACAATACACATTTAATTATAAGAAATTTAGGAGGAAATGACAAGATGATAATTGCGAAAGACTTAAATGCTTTTAGTGAACTTTTGAAAATACTTGAAAATCTTGAAAAATTACAAGATGTAGCTAGTGACAATAACATAGATATAGACAAACGTGTAGATATGTTTGTCTTTGCAGGTCGTAATAACCAGGGAATGATTAGAAGCAATATGTCATTTTCTGGAATGATGGAGCTATTTATGAATGCTATTACCAGCATAATGAAACAGGGCAAAATGGATGTTAGCGACTATCCTAAAGTAGAGAAAGAGCTTATGTATTACTTTCATCGAGCACTTGAATCCGGAGCAGAATAAGCGAGGGGTAGGGATATGAAAAGAGATAAAGAGGAAGTCCTAAAAGAGCTTAAAGATAGTATTGAAGATGCTAGAAGAATTGCCAATGAGCATGAGATAAGCATGTTTGCTTTTTTAAGAGCTGATGATTGCGAGGTTGAATTTCTAGCGAATACAGATTTATACGAAGTATTTGATATTTTCATTAAATGCATAAATGCGTATATAAAAGAAAATTGCAGCGAACCTCTTTTTACTGCCATAAAGCATAAGTTATTAGGAATGGCGGTAGAAGGCTTAAACGATATAAAAAGTGAGGAGTAGCAATATGTGCTGTAGCGATTTATATGATTATGAAGAGGTCGAGTATGCCGTTACTTTCACTGTTCGAGGTAAAAAATGCTATCCTGTCTCAACATATAAGGAGATTATGCAAGACCCAAGTGTAGCAGGTGATGACATTATCAACCATGTCCTCAATCACTGGGACAATTCAAATGTTGAGTGCGAGGTGGAGCTATTATGAAGCGCCTAGTTAACACAAAAGACCTAAGTCATGAGGACTGGCTTAGGTCTCGTAAGCAAGGCATAGGTGGCAGTGATATTGCTGCCATTTGCGGGCTTAGCCCATTTAAGAGTCCATTGTCTGTCTACTTTGACAAAGTGAGTGATGCAGTTGAAGTAATGGACAATGAACGTATGCGAATAGGTAGAGATTTAGAGGATTATGTTGCCAGACGATTTGAAGAAGAGACAGGTAAAAAGGTAAGGCGTAACAACTACATTCTGCAGCATGATGAATATCCTTTTTTACTCGCCAATATAGATCGTGAGATCGTGGGAGAGAATGCCATTTTAGAGTGTAAGACCACTAACAGCTTTGCCAAAAAAAGCTGGGAGGATGGCATTCCAGATTATTACGCCTTGCAAGTCCATCACTATATATCAGTCATGGACTTAGATAGAGCCTATTTAGCGGTCTTAATCGGCAATGAGTGCTTTAGGTATTACACAATAGAAAGAGATGAGGAAATCATCAAAAATCTTATTGCGATTAGCGAAGATTTTTGGAAAAACTACGTAGAAAAGCAAATCGAACCCCCTCCAGATGGCTCAAATGAGTACACTAAACGCTTAGCAAAGAGATATGACGCTATAGATAACACAATAGATCTTAGCTCACAAGACAACAGAGATAAGATAGCACGCCTAGCAACGATTAATGACTTAGAAAAAGAGCTTAATCAAGAAAAAGAACAGATCAAACAAGAGCTAATGCTACAAATGCAAGACAATGAAATAGCATTTGTAGGCGATAAAAAAATCACTTGGAAATGGCAACAAAGAACGAACGTACAAGGGAAAGAATTAAAAAAAGACTTTCCAGATATTTATGAAAAATACAGCAAGACCAGTAGCACAAGGGTCTTCAAGATATAGGAGAGGATTAATATGAGCAACTTAAAAAATGCCTTAGAAAGCAAAGCGAATGAAAAAAAAGGAAATACACAGAGAAAATTAAAACAAACAATTCAAGCAATGATGCCTCAAATCGCTTTAGCATTACCCAGCGTTATCACTCCTGAGCGTTTTACAAGAATGGCACTCACAGCTATTTCAAGTAACTCCAAGCTTGAGCAATGTACAGAACATAGCTTTTTAGGCGCCATGATGAACGCAGCACAACTTGGATTAGAGCCTAATACACCTCTAGGGCAAGCCTACCTAATCCCATATGGCAACCAATGTCAATTTCAAATTGGATACAAGGGATTAATTGACCTAGCGCATAGAAGTGGAGAATTTACGAATATTTATGCAGAAGTTGTGTATGAAAATGATGAATTTGACTATGAGTTAGGACTAGAGCCAAGACTCATTCACAAACCGACTTTAATAGACAGAGGAAAGCCTATTTATTACTACGCTGTTTACAAGCTAAAAAATGGGGGCTTTGGCTTTAAGATCATGAGCAAAGAAGACGTCGAGGACTTCAGAAAGAAATATAGCAAAGCTAAAAATTCACCATGGGTTACCAATTTTGATGAAATGGCTAAAAAGACAGTGTTAAAGCAAGTTTTGAAGTATGCACCTATCAAAGTAG